AAGAAGCGGTACGCAGCTTTCTGAAAGCCAAGGACGATGAAGCGCAACTGAAAGTCTGGGTGAACACCGTGCTGGGCGAAACCTGGGTGGATCGCGGCGAAGCGCCGGACTGGCAGCGGCTTTATGAGCGGCGGGAAACCTATCCTCTCGGGATTATCCCCGCATCGGGTTTGCTGCTTACCGCCGGCGCCGATATCCAAAAAGACCGCATTGAGGTTGAGATTGTCGCCTGGGGCAAAGGCAAAGAAAGCTGGTCGGTGGATTACCGCATTTTGTACGGCGATCCGGCGCAGGAGGCCGTCTGGCAACAATTACAAACGCTGCTGGCCGAACCCTTCCGCCATGCCAGCGGGGTTGATCTCACGATTCGCGCCCTGGCGGTGGATACCGGCTTTGCCACGCAGGATGTCTACGCGTGGTGCCGCCGCCAAGAAGCCGGCCGCGTGCTGGCGGCGAAGGGGGTGGAGCGGGCGATTGCGCCTGTGGGTGCGCCCACAGCGGTGGATGTTAATATCGGCGGCAAACGCCTGCGGCGGGGCATCAAAGTCTGGCCAGTGGGCGTCTCGCTGCTGAAATCTGAACTTTACCAGTGGCTGAAGCTCCAGCGCGGTGAAGACGGACAGTTTCCCTCCGGATACTGCCATTTTCCTCAGTATGAAGCGGAATACTTCAAGCAGCTGACCGCCGAACAGCTGGTGACCAAGACCGTCAAGGGCTACCCAAAACGGGAATGGCAGAAATTGCGGGAACGCAACGAGGCCCTCGATTGCCGGATTTACGCCCGCGCCGCCGCCATCACCCTTGGCATCGAACGTTTTACCGAGCGTCACTGGCAGAATCTGGAAGCCCAACTGATTCCTGTAAACAATCGTCCCAGCACAGCTGTTTCTGAATCCATTACACCAAACAAACCTGTGCGCCCCCGCGTAACGCGGTCGCGCTGGATGACCTGATATGGCCTATACCGAACAAGACCTGACCGACATCGAAACCGCCATCCGCAAACTGCAAAGCGGCGAGCGGGTAGCGTCCGTTGCCTATGACGGCAAAACCGTGAGCTACAGCCAGGTGCAATTGGGAGAACTGATTTCCCTGCGGGATCGTATCCGCCAAGAGGTTAAAAGCACTACGGGTGCCAAAACCCGTCAAATCCGGGTGTTCACCAGCAAAGGTGTGGAATGAGCATTTTTGGCTGGTTGAAACGTCCTAAAGCCAAGGCTTTGGGCTATGACGCGGCGGGCACAGGGCGGCGGCTGCAAACGTGGGTGCCGACGAACGATTCCGCCAATGCCATTTTGTTTCAGGATGCCGCACTCCTGCGCTCCCGCAGCCGCGACATGGCACGCAAAAACGCCTATGCCGCCAACGGCATCGAGGCGATTGTGGCGAATGCTGTCGGCACGGGCATCAAACCACAATCAAAAACAGACGAATCCGACCTACGCCAGCAAATTCAAGCCTTGTGGCTGGAGTGGACGGATGAGGCCGATAGCGCGGGGCTGACAGATTTTTACGGCCTGCAGGCCTTGATCTGCCGCGCTATGGTGGAAGGCGGCGAATGCTTCGTGCGCCTGCGGGTGCGCCGTCCTGAAGATGCCCTCAGCGTTCCCTTGCAACTTCAGACATTGGAGGCGGAACACTTGGATGCCAGCAACAACAAACCGCTGGCAAACGACAACTTTATCAGGGGCGGCATTGAGTTTAACCGCCTTGGACAGCGCGTGGCGTATCATTTGTACCGCGAACACCCCGGCGATGCGGCGTTATTTGGCACGGCCAAAGAGACGGTGCGCGTGCCCGCCGAGGAAGTGCTGCATATTTTTAAGCCCCAGCGTCCAGGGCAGATTCGCGGCGAGCCGTGGTTGGGGCGGGTCTTGCTGAAGCTCTACGAACTCGATCAATACGACGACGCCGAACTGGTACGCAAAAAGACGGCGGCGATGTTCGCAGGCTTCATCACCAAGAACGATCCCGACACGCCGTTTATGGGTGAAGGAAATCCCGATGATAAAGGCGCAGCGCAGGCTGGTTTAGAGCCCGGCACGCTGCAACTGCTGGAGCCAGGGGAAGATGTGAAATTCTCGGAGCCCGGCGATGTCGGCGGCAGCTACGAGGCGTTTTTCCGCCAGCAACTGCGGATGATCGCCGTTGGCCTTGGCATTACTTACGAACAACTCACCAGTGACCTGACGGGCGTCAACTATTCCAGTATTCGTGCGGGACTCATCGAGTTTCGCCGCCGCTGCACGATGCTGCAACATCAGGTGCTGGTGTATCAGCTCTGCCGCCCTGTGTGGCAGCGGTGGCTGGAACTGGCGGTTCTGGCGGGCGCACTCCCCATTTCGCTCAGCGATTTTCAGAAAAACCGCCGTGCCTATCTTGCCGCGAAATGGATTCCCCAGGGCTGGGATTGGGTTGATCCGCTCAAAGACCAACAGGCCGAGCAACTCGCGGTGCGCAACGGCTTCAAGAGCCGCTCAGAGGTTGTTTCTGAATTGGGATACGACGCCGAAGAGATTGATGCGGAAATCGCCGCTGATAATGAGCGTGCCGACAGCCTCGGCCTAATTTTAGATAGTGACCCACGCAAAGTCGCCAAAACTGGCGCGGCACAACAAACACAAAGCAGTTTTTCCGAATAACCATGCCTGAAACCTTCACCCAGCACTGGCTGAACCGGCCGTTGTTGCTGGCGCCGCACGCCCTGCCATTGCTGCGTGCGCCGCAATCACTGGCAGCGCGTAGTGGCTCGACCAGCGGCAACGCCCGCATTGCCGTGGTGCCCGTGTTGGGGCCAATGGTTAAACGCGGCTCGTTCCTCGATGCACTGTTTGGCTTTGGGAATTACGAGGATGTGCAGGCACGATTCGATTCCGCCCTCAATGATCCATCGGTAGATGCCATTCTGCTGGAAATTGACAGCCCCGGCGGCGAAGCGGCGGGGGCGTTTGATCTGGCCGACCGTATTTTTGCCGCCCGTGGCACAAAGCCCGTCTGGGCAATGGCCAATGACAGCGCGTTTTCCGCCGCCTATGCCATTGGCAGTGCCGCCGATAAGCTATTCCTCACCCGCACCGGCGGCGTAGGGAGTATCGGCGTGCTGGCCGCCCATGTGGATCAATCCGTCTACGATGAAAAACAGGGCGTGAAGGTCACGACGTTGTTTGCGGGCAGCCGTAAAAACGATTTTAACGCCCATGAACCCTTAAGCGAAGACGCCGCTGGCTTCCTGCAAGTCGAGGTCAACCGCCTGTATGGCATGTTCGTTGATACCGTCGCCCGCAACCGCAGCCTTTCCAGCGATGCTATTCGCGCCACCGAAGCTGCGCTGTTCTTTGGCGACGATGCCGTGAAAGCCGGTCTCGCCGATGGCGTCGGCACTTTTGAAAGCACCGTCCAATCTCTCGTCAACACCTTAACCCCCAAACCACGAAAGGAAACTCGCATGCTTGATGAAAAACCACCGATTGATCTGGAGGCTATCCGAAAAGAAGCCGCCGAAGCCCTAAAAACCCAGCATCTGGAAATCATCCACGCCTGCCGTTTGGCTGGCAAGCCTGACAAGGCCGCTGATTTTATTGAGCAGGGTGCAACACTGGAATTTGCGCGCAAAACCCTGCTGGAGCTGGCCGCGCAACAGGCGGAAATCCAATCCCAAATCCAGCCTGCCAGCGGCACCGATGCCCCCAACCCCATGCTGGCGGAAGCGCAGAAACGCGCTGCGGAAGCCCGTAAATAAGGAGAACCTATTATGCCTGCTTTAAACGAATCGAATTATCTCGGCGATTTCCTGAAATACGAAGCCCCAAACCTGTTTTCTCGGGAAAACGGAATTATCGGAACAGGGGCTAACTTGACCCTGGGGGCTGTGTTGGGGCGCATCACGGCCACGGGAAAATATGTGCTGCTCGCCCCGGCCGCTGTGGATGGCAGCCAGACAGCGGCGGCGATTTTGCTGGCGGATGCCGCTGCGGCTACAGCGGATGTTAAGGGCCTCATCCTCGCCCGCCATGGCATTGTCGCCGATCACGGCCTTGTTTGGCCAGGCAGTGCCACACTGGCGCAAAAAAATACGGCCATTTCACAACTGGAAACCAAGGGCATTCTTGTCCGTAAAGGAGTATAACCATCATGCAAAACCCGTTTCAAAACCCCGCCTTCAGCATGACCAGCCTGACGTCGGCCATCAATATCCTGCCCAATACCTACGGGAGACTGGAGCAATTGAACCTGATGCCGCCCAATCCCGTGCGGTTTCGGGCCATTACCATTGAAGAACAAAACGGTGTCTTAAACCTGCTACCCACGGCAGTGCTGGGGTCGCCAGGAACACTGGGCAAGCGCGGTAGACGGACAGTGCGCTCGTTCACCGTGCCCCACATTCCCCACGATGATGTGGTGCTGCCCGAAGAAATTCAGGGTATTCGGGCATTTGGATCGGAGGATAGCACCCGCGCCTATGCGGATGTCTTGGCCACGCATTTGCAGAATATGCGCAACAAGCATGCCATTACGCTGGAGTATCTCCGCATGGGCGCCCTGAAAGGTGTGATCCTTGATGCGGATAACTCGACATTGTTCGATCTTTACACGGAGTTTGGCATCACCGCTAAATCCGTCAACTTTCAGCTTGGCACCGCCACCACCGACATCAAAAAGAAATGCCTTGAGGTCATCCGTCACGTCGAGGATAACCTGAAAGGCGAGGTCATGACCCGCGTCCACGCCCTGGTGAGCCCAGAGTTTTTCGATGCCCTGACCAGTCATGCTTTGGTGAAAGAGGCCTATCAACGCTGGCAGGACGGCGCGGCGTTGCGGGACGATATGCGCTCTGGTTTCCCTTTTGCCGGCATGATATTTGAGGAATATCGCGGCGTTGCCACCGATGCCGACGCCAACGTGCGGCGGTTTATTGCCGCAAACGAGGGACACTGTTTCCCCATTGGCACGCTGGGGACGTTTACCACGTATTTCGCGCCGGCAGATTTTAACGAAACGGCGAATACCCTCGGCCAGCCGCTCTACGCCAAGCAAGAGCCCCGCAAGTTCGAACGCGGCACGGATCTGCACACGCAATCCAACCCGCTGCCCATGTGTTTGCGTCCGGCGGTGCTGGTCAAATTGACGAACACGTAAAGCCATGCCTGACCTGATCAAAACCCCACTGGCAGGCCCCAATGTTGAGGCTCTGCCGTTTATCCAGCCGAATTCAGCGGCGGATGTGACGTTGGCGCTAACGGCGACATCATCACAAACCGCCGCGTTGACGGCAGTCTTGGTGCGGGTGGTGGCGACGGTGGCCTGTCATTTGGCCATTGGCGCCAATCCCACCGCCACGACCAGCAACCTGTACCTGCCCGCGAACCTGCCGGAATACCTTTTGATCGACAGCGGCCAGAAGATAGCAGCGGTGAAAGCCGCCGCGTCGTTGGACGGGCAATTGTTCATCGCCCCCGCGCTGCTGGCCCCCCAATGAGTGCTTTTCAGGAGATGATCGATGCCTTATTTTCTAATTCTTCTCTGGCTCAAGATATCGTGTACACGCCTGTGTCGGGCACTCCGAAAACAATTCGGGCGGTGATTAAATCCCCTGACCGCATTGTGGATGTGCGCGAAATGGCCATTCACACCCCCACGCTGGTGGTGGATGTGCGGGCTTTGGATGTTCCCGATCCAAGCGAAGGCGATACATTGACTATTGGCATGCTTATCTACGCCGTGCAGGGCGAGCCGCTGCGCGATACGGAAAACCTTGTCTGGACAATGGATTGTTATCGGCAATGAGAATAACCGCCGCCATTCAAGGATCGCTGACCGAATACATGGCCGCTGAAGTGCGGGCGGCTGAAAAAGCCGTCACCGTCGGGGTAAAACAGGCGACCGATGGTTTGAAACTGTCCATGCGGCGGCAGGTCGCGTCGGCGGGGCTTGGCCAGCGGCTGGCGAACACGTGGCGGGGGAAGGTCTATCCGCAGGGGCAAGTGAGCCTGAAGGCGGCGGGTCTCGTCTATACCAACGCCCCCGAAATCATGACGGGTCTGGAAACCGCCACGGTGATTCGCGGCAAAGACGGCCTGTGGCTGGCGATTCCCACCCCCAATGCCCCTAAACGCGGTATGGGCGGCAAACGCATCAACCCCAGCAATTTTCCCGAACAAAGCCTTGGGCGGCTGCGGTTTGTGTACCGTCCCAGCGGCGTATCGCTGCTGGTGGTGGATAACGTACGCGCCAGCTTTGCCAAGAAAACTGGGGCATTGCGCGGCTTTAAACAGGCCAGCGATAAACAGAAAGCATCTGGGCGCGGCCTGTCCACGGCGGTGATGTTCTGGCTGGTGCGCCAAGTGCGCACCAAAAAACGCATTGATCTGAAACGTGAAGCGGAAATCTGGCAGAACCGCTTGCCAGCGCTGATTGCGAGTCACTGGAAAGACCCCACATGAGCAGCATTCGTGAAACCGCTTTGCAAGCTCTGTTTACCCTGTTGCAGGGTGTAGCGGGCGTGACCGTGAAACGGGGCGAAATCCTGCCCGTTAAAATCCCCGATAGTGGCCTGATCATTCTGTTTGACGGCGAAGTGACTGTGGCGGAAACATTGCTCTCACCGCTCCGTTACCTGATTCAGCACCGCGCCGAAGTGCAGGTGGCGGTACAGAAACCATCGAGCAGTGCGAGAAATGCTCTCCTTGATGGGATTTTAACGGCAATCGCTGGTGCACTCACCGCCAACCCAACCCTTTCGGGCACCGTCGATGTCACTGTGCTGGAAGCGCCGCAAGTGACCGACGAACCCATCGAAGGGGCCGCTGGCCTGAAAATCGCCAGCATTCCCGTGCTGCTGGAATACATCGCAAACACCCCCATTTCGTAAGGAGAACACCCCATGGCCCGTGCTTACGGCTGGAACGCCCAACTTTTGCTTGCTTTTGAATCCACATATGGGACGCCGCCCGTGTCCGGTTTTAAAAAAATGCCCTTTGTCAGTCGGGATATCAGTGCGCAGCAGGGGCTGATTGCCAGCAACGTCATTGGTTTGGGGCGTGATCCGACCCAGCCATATCAGGACGCCATTAATGTAGACGGCGATATTGTGGTGCCCGTGGATCTGCGCAATATCGGCCAGTGGCTGAAGGCGCTTCTCGGTTCCCCCACCACAACAGGCAGCGCCGCGCCGTACAACCATGCCTTCAAATCAGGGGCCACCAGCCTGCCCAGCCTGTCTTTAGAAACGGGACTGCCGCAAATTCCCGCTTTTTTCATGGTGGCCGGCGTGCGTGTCAATTCCATGGCGTTCAATTTTACCCGCTCGGGCGAGGCCACCGCCACCATCAACTGCATCGGTCAGGGCGAAACGCGGAATGCGACCACCCAAGGCGGCACGCCAACCCAAGCCAATTACACGCGGTTCTCGCAATTTCAAGGGGCCATCAAACAAGGCGGCAGTGCGTTGGCCAATGTCACCAGCGCATCTGTCACGTACAGCAACAACCTCGAGAAGATCGAAACCATCCGCAGCGACGGCAAGCTGGACGGCGTTGATTCCGGCATTGCCGCGCTCACGGGGTCAGTGGCGGTGCGCTACGCCGATAATACACTCATTGACCTCGCCAGCGCGGGCACGGCGGTGGATCTGGAGTTTTCCTACACGATCGATGCCAACAACAAGCTGGTCATCCTGTGCCACGAGGTGTATTTGCCCAAACCCAAGATTGGCATTCAAGGCCCAGGCGGGGTTGAGGCATCCTACGATTTCCAAGGGGCCAGAAACACGGCGGCCAACGCCATGGTGACCGTTACCTTGGTGAATGATGTGGCGTCTTATTGATTCATCTTTTACATTAAAAAACAGGAAAAAACCTATGTTATCGTTAAAAATCCCCACCGAGCCCTATTGGATTGATTTAAAGCTGGGTGTGCGTGTGCAGGTGCGCCCGTTCACCAGCGCGGTGTTTTATGCGGCCCAATCGGTGGCGCGGCAGAAGCTGGGCGATACCCCTTCAGAAAATACCGCCCTAGAGGAAGGCCGCCGCATCGCTGCCTTCACCACGGCGCTGGCGAAAGTGGGCATTCTGGCCTGGGAGGGGGTGCTGCTGCCCGATTCCGAAGAATCCGCCCCCGTCAATAACCAGACCGTGGCCGATTTGATGAGTTTCTGGACCCTGGCTGATGAGTTCCGCACGCAGTATACGGGATTGAAGGAGTTGTTAGACGCCGAAAAAAAGCCCTTTTTGAGCGCTGCCAATGGCATTTCGGCGGCGGCGCCCGTTACTGCGCCGGATGCGTGCAGCAGCGACTCCCCTGTGCAAGTGAGCTAACCAAGGATTGCCCTTACCAGCGCTACGAACCGCAGACGCTGCAAGGCTGGCAGGCGTGGGATACAGGGGTCAGGTTACAGGTGACGGGTGACAGGTCACTGAGTGTGGCCTTGAATCTTGCGGAAGCCCTCGGCTACGACCTGCCCATTCTCGCAGAACTGTTACCCTTTGTTCTCGCCAACTTCCATCCCGCTGACCCGTCACCTGTCACCTGATTCCTGTCACCTGCCATGGCCACCCGTAATCTCTCCATCCGCCTTGCCACCGAAAACGGCAAAGTTGTGGCGCGGGAGTTGCAGGATATTGGCCGCGCGGGGGAGCAATCATTAAAACGCATTGAGCAGGCCGGCATCCCAGCTTCAAACCAGTTGCAGGCCCTCAGTTCCGTTGTGGGCGGATTAAAGCGGGCTTTTGCTGTAGCCGGAACGCTGGCGGCGGGGAATCAGATTTTTGACAGCATCAACCGCGCCGTCATAAAAACGGCGGAGCTGGGAGATTTGGCCCAAAGCATCGGCATTAATGTCGAGCGGTTGCAGGAATTGCGCTACGCCGCCGAACAAAGCGGCGCTTCGGCGGAACTGCTGGATGATGGCATCCGCAAACTCAACCAGCGCCTTGGTGATGTGGCCACTGATGGCACAGGCGCGGCGGCAGGTGCGTTTGAGCGTTTGCAAATCGCGGCCCTGAATACTGACGGCACCATCCGCAATGCGGGCGATGTGTTCGACGAGTTTGTCCGCAAACTCGAAAGTGTGGGTTCTGAGGCTGAAAAGGCCGCCTTGGCCTCGGATCTGTTCGGCAAGCAGGCAGGGCCGCGTCTGGTGCAATTTCTCTCCGAAGGCGAGGCCGGCATTGCCAGCCTTTCCAAGGAAGCCCACGCGTTCGGCCTCGTGATGGGCGAGGATCTGGTCAAACAGACCCAAGCCCTGGAAGATGAATGGAACCGCTTCACCCAGCAGGTGGATGTTGCCTATAAAACCGTTATTTTGCGCACGGTGAATGGCCTGCGCGGCTTATTCAGCGACCCGTCGCTGGATGAGCAGTTTCGGGATTTAACCGCACGATTGCAACGGGCAACGGCGGATTTGAATGCCTCGCAGCAATTGAATAACGATAGTGATGGCTTGCTGGGTGGCCGCCGCATCGTCCAAGCACGCGAAGAGGTGAACCGTATCAAGGAGGAGCTGGACAGCGTACAGCGGCAGATCCTCGAAAACGCCGCTACGGAAACCGCAAAACAGCGCAAAAAAGAGGAAGCGCAAAAGGCCTACGAAGCGGCCCGTAAGCAACAGGATACAGGCGAAGTCATCGATACCCTGCAGCGCGAACAGCAGCAGATTGAACAATTAAACGCGGCGATGATCCAAGGCGCAGACGCCGTGGCGCGGGTGAAGGGAGAACAGGCCGCCGAAACACAGATTCGCAAGCTGGGGATCGATGCCAAAAGCGCGGAAGCCCAAAAAATCCGGGAACTGGCCGTGGCCAATGCCGCGTTAGAACAGGCGGGCAGAGAACAGGCCGAAGCCCAAAAAAGCACCGTGGATGCCCGTGCCAGCGTCATCCGTTCCTTGGAAGATGAACGGCAGGCGTTGCAGCTCAACGAACGCCAGCAGTTTGTTTTAACGGCGGAACGCCGGCTTTCCAGCGAAGCCACCGCCGCGCAGCGCGAACGGGTGCGCGAACTGGCGGGTGCGCTTTATGATGAAAAAACCGCGCTGGAAGCCACCAAAAAAGCGCAGGAAGATTACGCCAAAAACCAAGAGATTCTGGCACGATTAGAGGCCGACCGTTCTGCTGTCGGCAAATCGGATAAGGAAAAATTCACGGATCAAGCCGTGGAGAGGCTCTCCCCAGATGCCACCGATGACCAAAAAGCCAAAGCCCAGGAGCTGGCGGCGAAACTCTACGAAGAACAACAAGCCGCCGATGCCGCCCGACAGGTGTTCGAAGCCACTCGCAACGATGCGGAAAAATACGGCGCTGAAATCGCCAAGCTGAACGACCTGATGGCCAAAGGGGCCATTGACCAAGACACCTACAACCGCGCTGTCGCACAGGCGAAGGAGACGTTTCATCAGGCCGAAGAGGGCGCGGACGGCTTTGCCACGGGTGCGAAACGGGCTCTGGAAGACTACGCCAAGTCCGCCACCGATGTGGCCGGGCAAGTGCAGGATGCCATGAGCCGCAGCCTGCAGGGGCTGGAAGATTCCCTCGTTGATTTTGTCACCACGGGAAAACTGAATTTTGAAGATCTTGCCAACAGCATCCTGCGCGATTTAGCGCGGATTGCCATTCGCCAAGCCATCATTGCGCCATTAGCACAGGGGCTGCTCGGTGCGGGGGTATTCCACGAGGGCGGCACGGTTGGGGCGGGTGCGCCGTCGCGTGCCGTGTCTCCCATGCTGTTTGCCACTGCACCCCGTTACCACAGCGGCGGCATTGCCGGGCTAATGCCCGATGAAGTGCCAGCTATCCTGCAACGCGGTGAAATCGTTATCCCTCGTGAACAGGCTGGGAAAATGGGCGGCTCCAGCAGTCCCGTCATTAACATGACCATTGTCACCCGCGATGCGGAGTCTTTTCGCCAAAGTCGTGGGCAGATTATGGGGGATCTGGCCGTGTCGCTGGCACGGCACAAGGGGCGGAATACTTAAAGAGAGATTCCCTGAAGTATTTGAGAGAACTCCTTTTGAAAAGATTTCTGATGTCCCATTCCAGCAAAAGGAAGGAAAGTTTTGACGTTACAACCAGCTTGTGTTGCCGCATTTGAAACGGCCTTCTGAAAACTTTTATTTTTGAGAAGGCCTATTATTTCTATCGGTTTATACTGTTGAATTCTTGATCTTAAATCGTTGGCTGAGATTGTATGAAAGTGATTGCGCTCCTTTCTAGCTTTTTTATTAACGGGAGCTAAGACGAGATCATCAAGAAAAAAACCATTCGTTTTAAACCAAGATAAGAAATCATCAATTGAACCGTACTGACTTTCGAATCCCTTCTTCATTTCGCGGTAAAGACCGCTATTTTCTCTATAAAAAAACGTCCCACGATCTGGTGCTGACTCTCCTATGAATAATATGCGAATTTTTTCTGGCTTATAACTATGACGACGTCGCTCCGTCTCATTATGGATTTCATTCATTTTTCAATCTCCAATTTCATTGTTCCAATTGTAAAAACCATCTAAAAAAATGTCAAACTTCCACGAAGTCCGCTTCCCCGATGCCATTGCGTATGGCGCAACGGGTGGCCCCGAATACCTCACCGATATTGTCATCCTGCAATCGGGCTTTGAGCAGCGAAATCAAAGCTGGGACAGTGCGCGGGCGCGGTATGATGTCTCGACCGGCATCAAAAACCGCACCCAAGCCACCGAAGTCATCAGCTTTTTCCGTGCCCGCAAAGGACGGGCGTATGGTTTCCGCTTCAAGGACTGGAGCGATTATCGCGTCATAGGGCAGCTGATTGGCGCGGGCAACGGCACGCAAACCGCCTTTCAGCTGACCAAAACCTACACCAGCGGGGGTGAAAACGAGACCCGACCACTGAAAAAGCCCGTGTCAGGAACAGTCAAAATCTACAAGGACAGTGTGCTGCAATCGTCGGGTGTTGCCGTGGATCACACGACGGGGGTGGTGACGTTTACCGCCGCCCCCGCTGCCAGCGTGCTGATCACGGCGGATGCTGAGTTTGACGTGCCCGTGCGCTTTGATACCGACCGCCTCGCTATTCGCATCCAGTCCCACGAACTGTTCGTCTGGGATCAGATTCCCCTTATTGAGATTCGCTTGTGATTCCGGCTTCAACTACCCTGAAAACCCACCTCGCCAGCGAGGTCACCACCCTTGCCCTGTGTTGGAAGGTTATGCGCAAAGACGGTGTGACATCGGGCTTTACGTCGTTCAGCCGTGATCTGGTGGTGGAGAGCGTCACCTACAAAGCCTCCACGGGCTTCACCCCCACCGCCATTGAAACGAGCGCCGGGCTGGCGGTGGATCAGTTGGAGGTCGAGGCCATCCTCAATGATACCAGCATCACCGAAGCGGATTTGCAGGCGGGAAAGTATGATTATGCCGCGATTGAGGTGTTTCTGGTCAATTACCAAGACCTGACTCAAGGAAAACTCGTGCTGCGGGTGGGAACGCTGGGGGAAGTCACGGTGCGCAAGGGCGTGTTTGTGGCGGAGATTCGCGGGTTATCACAGGCTTTTCAACGCCAGATTGGCGAGCTGTATTCCCCTACCTGCCGTGTCAAACGCCTCGGCGATACGCGGTGCAAGATTGACCTTGCGCCGTATACGCACACCTTAACAGTATCAGCGGTAACGGATCAGCGTACCTTTGCCCATGCCACCGGCCTGAAGCCGGACGGCTACTTCCAGATGGGGCTGGTGGAATGGCTAACGGGTGCCAACGCGGGGCTTGAGATTGAAGTCAAAACCTACAGCAGTGGCGTGTTCACGCTGGTGCAACCGATGCCTTATACCATCGCCGCCAGTAACACGTTCAAAGCCATTCGTGGTTGTGACCGTACGTTTGAGACCTGCCGCACCGTGTTTAACAATGTGCTGAACTTTCGCGGTGAACCGCATCTTCCCGGCATTGATCAGATTTTGAAACTGCCATGAAACGATATGACGTTGTGGAAGAAGCCCGTTCGTGGCTGGGCACACCCTACCATCATCAGGCGGCGCTCAAGGGCGTGGGCTGTGACTGCATCGGCCTGCTGCGCGGGGTGTATGAGGCGTTTCTCACACCGCTGAACCTGGACATCAACTATTCACCGCACTGGCATTTCCACCGCGCCGAAGAGGTGCTGTATGGTCATGCCTGCCAGTATGCGGAAGAAATCCCGCTGGAATCCGCGCATATCGGCGATGTGCTGTTGTTCGGCTTTGGCACGGGGCCAGCGGCGCACGCAGGCATCATCGCCAGTACGGACACCATTATCCATGCCTATGCTGAAATCGGTAAGGTGGTGGAAACACGGCTTTCTGATAAATGGCTGGCCCGCCGCCGTTTTGCCTTTCGCTTCCCAGGGCTTGCTGAGTAATGGCGCAACTGGCGCTTGCTGGGGCTGGGGCACTGGTCGGAAGTGCCTTTGGGGCCCCGTACCTGGGCTTTGCGCTGGGTTCTCTGCTGGGCGGTGTTCTGTTTCCGCAGGACGGCCCGCCGGATCAAATCCAAGAAGGGCCACGCCTGCATGACCTGAAAGTGCAATCCTCGGCACACGGCGCGATGTTGCCGCTGGTGTACGGCACGGTGCGGATTGCCGGCAACGTCATCTGGGCGGCAGACCTCGAAGAACAGGTGGTCACGGAAACCAACTCCGGCAACGGCGGCAAAGGCGGCGGCGGATCGGTGACAAGTACCACCCGCACTTATATCTATTTCGCCAGCTTCGCCGTGGGGCTGTGCGCGGGACCGATTGCCTCTGTGAATCGGGTGTGGGCCAACGGCAAACTGGTGCATGACAGTGCCACCAGTTTGCTGGATATGTCTGTTTACCTTGGGAATGAAACCCAAGCCCCCGATGACCGCATCGAAAGTGCGCTTGGCGTTGGCTTTGTGCCCGCCTATCGCGGCATGGCCTATGCCGTCATCAACCGCCTGAACCTCACCGATTATGGCAACCAGATTCCGAATTTGCACTTCGAGGTGACGGCGTAATGGCGATGTTGGTGCTGGGAGCGGCTGGTGCCGGCATGGGATCGGGCTTTGCCATGGCAGGCTTAGGGCTGGGCATTGCTGCCGCCATGGGTGCGTTTAGCGCGGCGGGGAGTTTGCCCAACGCCGATGCCTACCAGGTGGGACCGCGTCTCGAAGACCTAAAGGCCCAGTCGTCCGCACACGGGGCGATGATTCCTCTGGTTTACGGTATCACCCGTGTGGCGGGGAATGTCATTTGGTCAACCGAAATCACCGCCACATCGGAAAACGTGCTGGTGGGCACCACGGTGATTGAGGGCGGCAAGAGCGGGCGAACCCAACCTGTGTACCAGACGCGGGAATTTTATTTGGCGAGTTTCGCCGTTTCGTTCGCCAATACGCTGGCGTTAGAAGAGGAAGGCAGTGCACGAGAAAGTTTCGAGGATGAGGACGAGCTGACCTTCAAGCGCCGCCAAGGCATCTCGGCGATGCGGCGCATCTGGATGAACCGTAACCTCGTTTATGACTTTCGTGCCAACAATCGCGGCGTAAATGGTCGTGATCTCAATGTGGAAATCTACCTCGGCGGCGAAGAGCAAGCCCCCGATGAATTGATCGAAAGCCTTGAAGGCATAGGCTTAACGCCCGCCTACCGTGACCATGCCTATCTGCGGTTCGATACGATTGACCTTTCGCGTTACGGCAACCGTTTGCCCAACGTGGAGGCCGAAGTCATCGACACGCTGGGGCGTGTGTTTACCGAAGAAGGCCCGCATGGCCTCGCCGAGGGGCTGGACGGGGATATTTATGTGGTGAACCGCCTGCAGCGCACCGTCACCCGCATTGACGGCATAACGATTCAGGTGAAGGCAACGATTGGCCGAAGCAGCGCCGATTATCTGGGGAATCTGGATGCACAGCCCGTGCGAGCGGCAATCAGCCCCGTAGACGGCCACCTGTGGGTCACCTGCCATGCCAATAACACCGTACAGCGCATCAATCCTGCGACAAACGCGATTATTGCCACGGTGAACACGGGGATTTACCCGTGGGGCGTGAAAGTGGCTGCCGATGGCTTTGTCTGGATCAGTTGCCCGTGGGCAGATCTTGTGCAGAAGATCAATCCTGCCACGGGCAGCGTTGTTGCCAGCTATACAGTAACCGAATGCCCCACCGAACTGGCGTTTGGTCTTGACGGCGATCTGTGGCTGACGACCAACGAAGGCGTGGTACGCCTGAATCCAAGCACGGGAGCGGTCAAGGCTACGATTGCTCTGGGTTTCTTTCCGTGGGGCATTGCCGTTAACTCCGTGAATGGCTTTATCTGGGTGGTGGTCAACGGGCAGGACATCCTGCAGGTCATCAACCCTGCCACGGGTACCATCACCAAAACGCTGAACCACGGAACGAACGCCATGGATGTGAGCATTCACCCGCTTGATCCATTCGGGATTGTCTGGAGCACGTCTTACGGCGGCAACCGCGTGCGCAGTTATTCCCCGAAGGAAGGCTTTGCCAAGGACGGCGGTTATCTTTCGCTAATCCAATACGGAACGGTGGCGTTTCCGGGGCAAGTGCTGGCGCTGCGGGATGGGCGGTTTGTGGTCACGCAGACGAAATATGACTTTGTGCTGATCGGCGAAGGCTACTGATGCTGAATTTCATCGAAGCCAGCGGCGCGTTGGCGGCGGGGCAATTGACCAGCACCAATGTGGGCCTGTCGTTCCACAACGTGCAGCGCAAACGGTTAGAAAAATACGGCAAGCAGTACATCTCCACCGACCATCAGCCGGTGCAAAACCTGCTTTCCGAAGGCCAAGCCGATACCAGCAATAGCGCGGTAAAACAAAGCCGCCGGGGTTTTCAGGATACCCGCCGCCTGTTGGTCATCAGCCAGTGGTATCGGTATTCTCTCGATACCGCCGCCCGCGATAAAATCCGCCGTGTACTGCTCGATTGGACAAGCCTCAACATCCCCGATGGCAACCCGATTAACGAGACGCATTTCGAGGGGTTTTTGAAGGCAATCCGCCTGCATCGTGATTTGTTCAATGCATCAGAAAACACCACGCTGAATGCCTGGCTGAGCAAGGTGCGGAACGCTGCTGAAGGATTCACTTTCCCCGGCCGCGCCACACGCTATGGCAACTGGTACACGCATCACCTCAAAAAGTTGCTGCTGTGCTATTATGCGCAGGAAGACACCGCTGCCCTCAACGCCCTGTTGCCCACCATCGATGCCCACGCGCTGGTGAATTTTCCCTACGGCAATGCCGCCGTCATCGTGCCTGCGTCTGGTGTGCCGTTTAACCAAGGTATCCACGATATTCCCCGCGCCGCAAACCACCTCGGCGAAAGCATCGACTACATCCGCCGTGATTCGCTGCATTACCATGTTTATGACGTGGAACCGTGGCTGGAAATCGCCATCCTCACCGGCAATCGGTACGAGGCGCTGATGGATAACGCTTGGGTGTTTTTGAAAAACAAGCTGTTCTCATCCACCAAACATTACGAATTCGCCGCCTCTACCGACCCTTTCGATGCGCAGCGCTGGCTTGCCAGCCGCCCCGAATACCTCGCGCCCAATGCGATGTTCATCCCCGGCCATGCCTCGCGGGTGGCTCTTGCTTACAGCCACTTCAAGCGGCTTTTGAATTCAAGCTATCAGCCCGAAAGCCGCATGATCACGATTGCCAGCCGTTCGGAGCGCCTCACCACCGACTGGTATTATTGGTTTCGTCTGTTTCTGGGATACGCGTAAATCATGGCTTTATTGCAAGAAGTGCTGGCGAACCTCTGCCAAAAGGCAGGGCTTGCCCTGTCGCAAGTGGATTTATCGCTGGTGACGGGCACCATCGAGGGGTTCGTGGTGAGCAACCGCGCCAGCGTGCGCTCGTCGCTGGAACACCTGCAGCGGGCGTTTTTTCTGGATATCGTTGAGAGCAGCGGCAAAATCCGCTTCGTGCCGCGTGGGCAGGCGGTGGCTGCCACCATTCCTATCAATGACCTGATACCGCAGGGAGACGGCAACAGCCGCGAGTTGCTCACCATCACGCGGCGGCAGGAAAGCGAGTTGTCGCAGACCCTCAATGTGAATTATCTCAGCAAGGGTGCCGATTACCAGCAGGGCACGCAGTTGGCGCAGCGGCAGGTGAACGAGGCCGAGAACGCCAGTAACGTCACCGTGCCCATCGTCATGACAGCTGATTATGCGCGGAAAGTGGCGGACGTTCTGCTGTACACCGAATGGACGGAGCGCACCTCCTACCGTCTCGCGCTTCCCGTCAAATACGCCTGCCTAGAACCAGGTGATGTGATTGATATTGTGACGGCATCATCTACGC